AAGAAACAAGAAATAAAAGTGATAAGGAAATTAGTCCTTTTGCTGACCCTGAAAGTTTAAGATAAAATTAAAAATAAATAATATGCTTAAGTTAAATATAACACAAGAAGTTTTAGATACGTTAGGGTTTTCTGAATATTGGGATGAACATGGAACATGGGGGGGTAGAACACTTACATTTAATAACGGCAAAAGATTTCGTATTATAGAACAACAAGAGATGGAAGACAGTGGAGATGGATATATTGACCAACCAATGTATGTAGCCAATCATTTTTATTTTGTTGGTTGGTTTGCATTGCCCCCTACAAAAGCAAAGTATTACGATTTATTTTTCTTACATGAGATATACGAATGTATAGAAAAAGAATATCCAGATTGCGTTAATGAATTTGTGGATATATGCAAGAAAGTAAACATGAAACCCTATATTGATAATTTTTTAAAAGAACGTGAAGCCAAAAAAAGATGAACAAAAGACAAAAAAATAAACTAAGAAAGAATAGTATTATAATTGTTGATATTAAATCTATACCTCGTGAATTAGATTTAAGAACTTTTACTGAAACATCAAGGCAAGGATTTTTGGTATGGGATTCTTCATTAGAAGGAGAAGAGCCAAAAGTATATCCAATTAAAAATAAAAAATTATTTAAATTTACAGATAAAAGGAAATAATTGAGTTTTACTAATTAATAATAAAAAATTAAAACTATGAAAGATTTATTTGATTTCTCAATGGATATGACAAAAGAACAATCTTATGAGAAGAATGTAAAAGCTGATAAACAGCTTAGATTTAACTTAGATACTGAGTTACAAAATTTAAGAAAATTAAAAGCCACAAGAGAAAGAAGTTTGTCAATAACTAAATTACAGGAGGCTATTATGTGGATTGGAATGGATTTAAAAAGATTGAATACTCCCAACCCTTATCCAGATAGTTATAACTCAGAAAATACTAAAATAGCTCCAACTGCTGGGGGTATAAAATTATAATTAACAGTGCTATAAAATAGTATATGGAGACAGAATACACAACAGGAAAGTTAGCTTCAATAAGAAATCCAGATGGTATTTGGATTAATACTAGTGTTTATAGAGAAGAAGGAAATCACTTTATGAAACATGGTACTTATTGTTCTGACCCCTGGGGTTCTCCAGCTTGGTTTGATTATTGGAAAGAGCAAAGAAAAAGGTGTATTAATGGGTATTCTGTTGGAGGAGCAAAAGTTACAGGAGACCACTATTTTTATTTAAATTTTTGTCCTATATTAAAGGTAGATGATACTACTAAAAGAAAATCTAAAAAAATAAAAGGATTTCCCGATTTTTGGGATGGAGACTATAACTACTTTTGGATAAGAGAAATAGCAAGACAAGGAGTATTTGATGCAGTATTAGAGGAAGAAGAAGAGAAAAAGGCAATTTTAAAATTAGATGATTTAGCTCAAGTATTTGAACTTAAAAGACTATTTGAGTCTTTACATTTAGAAGTAAAAATTGAGGCTGACTATTTAAGGGGAGGTTGGAATTTAATTGTAGGTAAAGCAAGGAGAAGAGGATTCTCTTATAAAGCTGGTGCAATTGCAACAAGAAACTATTTTACTAAACCCAATTCTACTACTATTTTTGGAGCCTATGACAAAAAGTATCTTTATCCTAAAGGTATTTTTAGTATGGCAATAGATAATATTAATTTTATTAATGCTAATACTGGTTGGGCCTCCCCTTCTGATGTAGTTAATAAACCTAATGCTGGTCATATTAGAGCCTCATATACACAATACAAGAATGGTATAAAACTGGAAAAAGGTTTTATGTCTGAGCTTATTGCATTAACTTTTAATGATAATCCTGATGCAGCGAGGGGCAAGAACGCTGAAGATGTATTTTTTGAAGAAGCTGGGGCTTTTGGTACCCCAGGACTACTTAAACAATCTTATATGGCAACACAAGATGTTGTAATGGCTGGTGCTATTAAGACTGGTATGATTACTATCTTTGGAACATCTGGAGATATGGAAGGTGGTACTGCTGACTATGCAGATATGTATATGAAACCTGCTGCATTTGGATTTTTACCTTTTAATAATATATGGGATAAAGATAGTATAACACAAAAAGTAGGATTCTTTCACCCCATTAATTGGAATATGGAAGGGTTTTATGATGGGCAAGGAAATTCTAATTTAGAAGCTGCAAAACAATTAGAACTTGGTATTAGAAAAAAATTAATTGATAATGGAGCAACTTCTACAGAAATTCAACAAAGGATGCAAGAGAAGCCTCTTGGTCCTGCTGAAGCCTTTGCTGCTGTATCTGTTAATAATTTTCCGGTTGTAGAATTAAGAAATCAGTTACAGAAAGTTAAAGCCAACAATTGGCAGAGTACTAAAGGAACTCCAGTTGATATAGTTTATAATGATGGAAAAGCAGAAGCTAAACCAATACTTAATGGAAAGGCTAAGCCTATTATAAGTTATTATAATCTTCCTACAGATAAAAGAGGTTGTATAATGATATATGAGTACCCTGTTCCAGATGCTCCAAGAGGACTATATAAAATCGGATATGACCCAATTAGACAGGATATTGGTACATCACTAGCTGCTATTATAGTACATAAAGGTGTACATGTTGGTACTCAATACCATGATATCCCGGTTGCTGAGTATATAGGAAGATTAGAGTCCCCGGATGATATTGATAGAGTTGCTGAGAAATTAGCTGATTTTTATAATACTACTATAATGCATGAGAATGAGGTAACAGGAGTAAAGAATTTTTTTAGAAGAATAAAAAGATTAGATATACTAGCAAGACAACCTGATGTTGTAATATCAAAAAATATAAGAAAATCTAAAGTTGCAAGGATATATGGTTGTCATGTAACAACACAACTTAAAGATGCAGGAGAAAGATATGTAAAGGACTGGCTATTAATGGTATTAGACTATGATGAAAATGGTAGTCCAGTAAGAGTTATTGATAGAATATATTCTATTAGATTGCTTGAAGAACTAATTGCATACAATAGAAAAGGCAACTTTGACCTTATATCTGCTCTATTTATGTGTATGTTTCAAGTTCAAGAAGAAGAACTCGGAAAAGAGTATAATGAGAAGGATGAAAATAAAAATGTAAAAAATTTATTAGAAATGATAGATGATATGTATAAAAAATCATAAATTTGTATTTTTAAATAGATTATAAGAGTAAACAATAATAACTATGCAAAACAATAAACAAGACCAACGATTAAGTCAAGCACAAAAGAATGCCAATAAAAAACAATGGTATAAAAATCAAATTGATAAACTTGACACTCAGTATTATGAAACTGCCTATGGCTATGGGGAAGTTCCCGAAGCTAAAAGAATGAAAGTAAACTATGATTTATTTAATAACATATTAGATCTTTCTGATTTTGAATATGTATGTAAACCCTATGGAGCAGAAGTTGGAGAGCTTCCTGCAAAAATGGTTAATAGAGATATTATATCTAGTAAAATTAAAGCAGTACTTGGTATGGAGATGAAAAGACCATTTTCATGGAAAATTATAGCTACTAATCCAGAAGCCACTACAAGGAAGGAACAAGAAGAGTTTGGGAGGATTAGAGAATATGTTGTTAACAATATAATGCAACCAATAAGACAACAAATTGAAATGCAATATCAAGAGCAGCTAAAAGGTAAAAAACTCACTGAAGAAGAGGCTGCACAAGTAAAACAACAAATACAACAACAAGTAAAATCCCAAACTCCACAGGAAGTTAAAAAATATATGCTAAGAGAGCATCAAGATCCTGCTGAAGTTATGTCTGAACAACTGCTTCAATATTTAATTAAAGAAACTGAAATTAAGAGTAAGTTTACTAAAGCACTAAAGCATGGACTGTTATCTGGAGAAAGTATTCTATATATAGGAATATTAAATGGAGAACCAGAAGCTTGGAATGTTAATTCTATGAGATTTAAAAGTGATACTTCTCCTGATAATGAATTTATAGAAGATGGAGAATGGGCAACTTGTGAATATAGAATGACACCCTCAGAAGTAATAAAATATTTTGGAGATGAACTAAGACAGAATGAAATTGATTCAATCTATAATTATTGGTCAGGAGATGATATAGACTTTAGAAATATGGATTTCTTTGAGCTTGATGATAATTATAGTGACTATGATAATAGAGGTATGATTCCTGCACTACACTCTGTCTGGAAATCTTTGAGAAAAATTGGATTCCTTTCTTATTTAGATGAAAATGAAATGCCACAGGAAACTATTGTAAGTGAAGATTATAAAATTAATAAGGAAGCGGGAGATATAAAGTTAGAGTGGGAGTGGTTACCAGAAACTTATGAAGGTTGGAAGATTAAAGTTTCAGATAACATATATGTAAACTTAAGACCAGTTCCAGGACAATTTAAAGATTTAGATAATTTATATCATTGTAAGCTTCCCTATTATGGAGTTATCTATGACAATATGAACTCAGAAAGAACTTCTTTAATGGATAGACTAAAAATATATCAATACTATTATGATATTGTAATGTATAGGCTTGAATTACTTTTAGCTTCCGATAAAGGAAAGAAAGTATTGATGAATATTAATATGATTCCTGATAGTGCAGGCATGGATATAAAGAAGTGGCAATACTTTTTTGAAAGTACTCCTTTTATGTGGTACGACCCCAATGAAGAGGGAACAAACTATACAGATGCTAATACAGTTGCTAAAGCTATTGATTTATCATTAGTTTCAGATATTCAAAAATATATTGAAATTGCAGAGTATCTTAGAACTCAAGCCGGAAAGAGTGTAGGTATTACAGAACAGGTTGAAGGACAAATTGGTCCAAATGAAGCTGTAAGAAATACTCAACAATCTATAACACAAACTTTAAATATATTAGAGCCTTATTTTGAACTCCACAGTCATTTTAAAAGAAATGCTCTTCAGGCTTTACTTGAAACTGCAAAAGTAGCATATTCTCAAAATAGACCTAAAAAATTAAGTTATGTATTGGATGATATGTCAGTTTCAACATTAAATCTTGATATGGAATTGTTAGATAATTCTACATTAGGTTTATTTGTATCTGACTCTGCTAAAGCAAGTGAAACTCTTGAATTAATTAAACAGCTATCTCATGCTGCTTTACAAAATCAAAAAGTTGAACTATCTGATATTGCTTCAATTATAAAACAAGATAGTGTAATAGGAGTTGAGGAAACTCTTAAAGTTGCAGAACAAAATAAAAGAGAGTATGAACAAAATTTACAACAACAACAAATTGAAGCTAATAAAGAGGAAAAAGAAAAAGAAAGACAAAGAGCAAGAGAGGCATTTGAAGAAGAAAAAGAACTTATTATACTTAAAGAAGAAGAGAAAAGAAAAACTGAACTTGCTAAGACTGCTTTAATGGGAGCATCTTTTAATCCTGATAAAGATGAAAATCATAATGGAATAAATGATTTTGTTGAACTATCAAATCAAGAACTTAATAATGAGATACAAAGAGGTAAGCTTCAATTAGATAAAGATAAACTTTCTCATCAAAAAGAAGTTGATAAAGAAAAACTTAAACAAGAAGCACAAAAATTGAAAATACAGAGTCAAAAAGATAAGAAAAATAAATAGAAATCTTAGTAGTTTTGTAAAAAGCTATTACATATGAATTTCAAAATTTTAATATTTAAACTTGAATTTTATTAATAATTAATCTTAAATTTGTAGCGAAATGAGTAAAAAAACAAATAATGTGGGAGATAT